ACGTAACATCTATGCTATTGATACTAAAGAAGATGATAATATTGATCTTGTGTTTGCAGACGGTATCTACGGCAATCTGCCACAAGGTTCTTTTAGAGTATTTTATAGAACCAGCAATGGTCTATCGTATACCATATACCCTAACGAATTGAGAGGTATTAATATTTCTGTTTTGTATAGAAACAAAAATAATGTTGAGCACACACTAACTATAGGTTTAGCTTTACAGAGCACTGTGGCTAACTCTGCGGCATCAGAAGACATAGATAATATTCGCGCCAATGCTCCAGCAGTATATTACACTCAAAATAGAATGATTACTGCAGAAGATTATAATCTTGCGCCGTTACTAGGCTCGCAGAATATTGTAAAAATTAAAGCAGTGAATAGAACATCCAGCGGCATTAGTAGAAATTTTGACATAATTGACGCCACCGGAAAATACAGTAGCATCAATATATTTGGAGACGACGGATATCTTTACAAACAAGAAGACGAATCAGTGTTGTCATTTAAATTTGCCAGTAGAATAGATATTATTAACTTCATCAGACGCAGTATAGAGCCAGTGTTTACAGAGGCTGACGTTTATAATTTTTATTTTACAAAATTCGATAAGATATTATTCACAGACGTTAACACTGTGTGGCAGTCTGTTACAAGTACTACAAGCACAGGATATTTTAAAAATGTGGTAGACAATTCTCAACTCAAGGTCGGACCGTATTCTACCAGCAACTTAAAATATGTGTTAGTTAATGCAGCTGTAAAATTTATTCCGCCTACAGGATTTAAATTTAAAAAGGGAAAATTAGTTGCGACTAACACCAATGATGCTGATCAAACAGATTACATCTGGACAAAAATTGTTAAGATCACTGGAGACGGAACATATGTCAAGGGACTAGGACCGATCACACTCAGCGATCTAGTGCCTACTGGCGCCGTAGCACAACGTATAGTACCGAGATTTGTCAGCGACCTGCCAGTTGCACTTGAAACTGAAATCGTTAATCAGGTGTTTGATAATCAAACTTTTGGATTGAGATACGAGATTACAGAATCTCGATGGAAGTTGATCACTGCCAGTAATTTAAATCTAGTCAATGATTTCACTCTAGGAAAATCCGGAGATACAACCAATACTAACATAGACAGCTCTTGGGTCGTTGCTTTTGTCAAACAGCCTGACAGCTACAGCGTGAGAATTAGAAAGCAGTCTTATATTTTTGGTAGTGTCCAACAAAATAGATTTTATTTTGACAGCAATGAAAAACAGTACAATGACCAAGTAGGAGCAGTGGTCAAAGATCAGATTTCAGTGCTGGGAATTAATACCAGCAAAGATTTTATCACCGAGCTTAAACAGGACGTGCCATTTGAAATCAGCGACACGATAAAGTTTGACGACGGATACGAAAGCACCAACGAAATTAAACTAAGTTTTAGAGACGCCGATGACGACGGAGTTGTTGATAATCCCGAATCGTTTGAAAACATCGTGGGACCAGACCAAGATTTAAATTTTTTATTTTTTCTATCTTCCAACGATGTCTACGGAACAGAAATCAAGTCACTTATAGACAACTCGAATGATTTAATTTTAGTCAGACAAAAAGAAACTGAAATAATGTTTAATGATACCGCAACCTACCCTGATCAGCAATTGATATATTTCTATGACTCTGCTGAAAACATTGTTAAACGAGTAAATCGCACCACTAATACCTTGGACATAGCTAACGAATATACAGCAGTTGTTGGAAGAAGAAATCTTAAATTTCAATATACTCATAATGCTAGTGTAGATAGACGGATCGATCCTTCCACCAGCAATATCATTGATATATATTTGTTGATAAGAAGCTACGATGAAAGTTATAGAATATACCTCGCGGGTGGCACAACAATCGAACCAGTGGCTCCGACTAGCGATGTATTGAGAACTAACTTTGGTACAGCATTATCATCGATCAAATCTATCAGCGATGATATCATATATCATCCTGTGAAATACAAAGTGCTGTTCGGATCTAAAGCAGATCCTAAACTACAAGCAGTGTTTAAGATTGTTAAGAATCAAAATCGTTCAATCAATGACAACGATCTCAAAGTCAGAGTAATCACAGCTATCAACAGTTTCTTTGATATCAATAATTGGGACTTCGGCGACAGGTTTTACATGGGCGAACTAACCACATATATTTTAAACACAGTGTCTCCGGATCTCGCTAACATTGTGATAGTACCAAAGCAATCTAATCAATCATTTGGCAGTCTTTTTGAAATACAAAGCAGATCAGACGAAATACTGATCAGCGCAGCCACAGTAGACGATATCGAAATCGTCTCTGCTATTACCGCATCCGAAATAGGTGCCAGCACTAACTCTATAGTATCAACAACTTATTAATATGGCCGATAAATTTCCTAACAGTCAACTACCTATACGCAGATCAGTAGAACTGCTACCAGTAATTTTTCAAACACCTGCCAACGATAAATTTTTATCCGCGGTAGTTGATCCCTTAATACAGCCGGGCGTATTAGACAAAGTCGTTGGGTACCTTGGTCGTAGATATGGCAAAACATATAACGGCAACGACGTATATGTTGATACAGATGGCACATTGCGTAGCAGTTATCAACTTGAACCCGGTGTGATATTTAAAAATCACGATAAAATAGAAAATTTCTACGACTATATTGATGTTAAAAATCAACTGAAATTTTTTGGGAACACCATAGAAAGAGATGACAAGATAACTAGTCAAACCCATTATACTTGGGATCCTCCTATTGACTGGGATAAGTTTATTAACTACAGAGAATATTACTGGGAGCCACTCGGACCACGCAGTATTAATATTACAGGGCAGAGTGCTAATATCAACAGTACCTATAAGGTAGTATTAGGTACAACTAAAAATTCATTTGTATTCACTCCAGATGCATATACTAATAATCCCACACTGACTCTTTATCGAGGTCAGACCTATAAATTTAGAGTCAATGCTCCTGCTGAAGGATTTGCAATACGCACTAACTTTGACACAGGCAGTTTACTGTTTCAACCAAGCAGAAGTTATGCACAAGGCAGTCTTGTGGTCTATGATTCAAAACTATGGCGAGCTGTTAGAGATGTTACTAGTCTTGACACTAGTTCAATTACTATAGACAGCGAAGATTGGCAATATGTAGAACCTGCTAGCGAAGGCTCCGCATTAGACTATGACAACGGAATCACTAACAACGGTATTGAAAACGGTACCTTGACATTTGTAGTACCATATGATGCTCCCGACACACTGTATTATCAAAGTAAAATAACTCCGGATGCATTTGGTAGATTCGTCATTGCAGACATAGAAGAAAACACATTTGTTAATGTAGGGATTGAAATCATTGGTAAAACCACATATACCAGCGGCAACGGTATAGAATTCAGTAACGGTATGATTGTTGAGTTCTTGGGTAATATAACACCTGCTATCTATGCAAGAGATTCGTGGTTGGTAGAAGGTGTAGGCACAGCCATAACCTTGACTAGATTTAGTGATCTTGTAGTGCCAGTACTCAGCACTGAAGTTCCTGAAGTGTTGTTTGACAACGAAGGGTTTGACACACAGCCGTTTGATGATGCTACAGAGTATGCTGCATCTAAAGACTATATTACTATTGCCAGAGACAGTGTTGATAATAATCCTTGGAGTAGATATAATCGTTGGTTCCATAGATCTGTTTTAGAAAAATCATATCAACTAAGGGGCCAGGATTTTCCAGCTAATGAAAATGCTAGAGCCAAACGTCCAATTATAGAATTTCGTGCAGGACTACAGCTGTTCAATCACGGTTCGACAGCCAAACAGACTGTGGATTATATAGACACAGCTACTACTGATGTGTTTTCTATTATCGAAGGCGCCAAGGGATATAACATAGACGGAGAATTTATATTCCAAGGTGCAAGAATATTAGTAGTAGCAGACACCGACAAACTAGTTAATAATAAAATTTACACAGTAGAATTTATCAACCATAATGGAGTGTCTCAAATCCATCTAAATGAAAGTGATGACACTGAATCAATACTAGGGCAGTGTGTAACGGTGAGACGAGGCACCGTAAACAAAGGACTGATGTTCCATTATAACGGAACTGAATGGGTATCTAGCCAACCTAAGACCACTGTGAATCAAGCTCCACAGTTTGATGTGTATGATTCTAATGAAATCAGTTTCAGTGATCACTCTACATATGCAGACACAGAATTTACCGGGTCGAGTATATTAAGCTATAAACCAGGTACTGCTAGAATCGACAAAGAACTAGGGTTCAGGATCAGTTATCTCAACATAGATAACATCGGCGACATAGAATTTAATTGGAATTTGGACACCGAAACATTTCGTTACACCATTAACAACTCCCCAGCACAGAAAAAAATATCTTCAGGTTTTTATAGATTTGGATCTGATAGATATGCCAATGGTTGGCAGAAACTAAATTCCAACTATATACAACCTATCATAGACGATCAAGTAGTAGAAACTATCACGGATACATTGGTGTTTAACACAGTGCAATGGGAAAGTCTAACTACCGAACCTAACATACATTTCTATCTCAACGGCGAAAAATATACCGGCACATGGACAAGAAATCGTGACACCTTTGTGTTTAATAAACCGTTCGCGGTAAAAGATGTTGTAGTAATAAAACTTATTACAGATATCGACCCCGACCAGGGCTACTATGAAATGCCAGTGGGTCTAGAAAAAAACCCGTTTAATACCCCCATTGAATCGTTTACTCTTGGACAGGCTGTTGATCATATTGCCAGCGCGATAGAATGGGATACCGAATTTACAGGAAAATTACCAGGATCTAGTAATCTAAGAGATCTTGAAGATTATAGACTGTTGGCAGGAAGATTTTTAAAACACAGCGGTAACACACCATTGGCTGTAATGACGTTATGTGACAAGACTCATAATATTATAAAATCTATTCAATATGCTAAAAAAGAATACACAGATTTTAAAAACAATTTTCTACAACGAGCAGTTGAAATTGACTTCAATGATGATATAGTCGATTTTGTTGATGATATTATTAATAGTCTTACCTCAGTAAAAACAGCAAAAGATGCATTTGCTGATTCGGATATGATAGGTGCAGGTGCGTATACTGCATTACAGACAACGGTCGAAGATCCAGGCATCACGGTCTTTTCTTTAACACAGCCATTTGATCTAAAAACACCAAGCACCCGAGCTGTGTATGTTTACAAAAACGGTGTACAATTGTTAAACGCTCATGACTATGAATTTGATTCTACATTTAGTTTTGTAAAAATCTTGGAGTCATTGGTAGAAGGTGATGCTATTGAGATAAGAGAATATCTTAGCACGTCTACTAATCATATTCCTCCAACTCCCACAACTATGGGATTATACAAAAAATACACTCCGGTGAAATTTCTCGATGATACCTACCAGGAACCTAGATACGTAATTCAAGGACATGACGGCAGCATTACAGCAGCGTTCGGAGATTTTAGAGATGACCTGTTATTAGAACTCGAATTACGCATCTACAATAACATCAAGCAAGAATATGATCCTGCAGTTTTTGACATAGATCAAATATTGGCCGGATACTACGGCGTGGGCGAATATTCTAAAGCTCAGTTAGATGCTATTGTAGTACAGGATTTTCTCAAGTGGATTCAAAACACTAATATCAATTACACCCTAAATGAATACTTCGACAGTGAGAACTCATTCACTTACACTTATTCGAATATGTCAGATCCTACTAAAACTAAAAATATTCCTGGTTGGTGGAGAGGGGTGTATCAGCATTTTTATGACACAGATCGCCCTCATAGATGTCCTTGGGAAATGTTGGGATTCAGCCAACAGCCCACATGGTGGCAGGCTGAATACGGCTCGGCACCGTATACTAGTAATAACTTAATTTTATGGGAAGACCTCGAAGCTGGTATTATTCGCCAAGGTGTCCGAGCCGGAAGATACGATAGATACAAACGTCCTGGATTAATTTCACATATTCCTGTTGATGGCGACGGTAAGTTGCTGAGTCCGTTAGACTCTAACCTAGCACAGGATTTTTCGTTGATCAACAATCGCGGACCGTTTGTGCTAGGGGATGTGAGTCCGGTGGAATACGCATGGAGATCCAGTTCTGAATGGCCCTACGCAATAGTTACCGCTATGTGTTTAATGAAACCATTCGAATATATACCTGATAATTTTGACAGATCGAAAATCATAAAAAACAAGCTAGATCAATATGTGAACTCCACCACAAATTTATTTGTGACTATCGCAGACATCGCACCTTACGTGACAAATCCTACAGCATTAGGATTAGTAAAATATCTAACCAGCTATACAAAATCTCAAGGATTGTCTTCAGACAGTCTACAGACTAAAATAGAAAAATTAGATGTGGCTCTTAGTTTTAGAATGAGTGGGTTTGTTGATCAACAACAACAGAAATATCTATTAGATTCTAAAAACCCTGCAGCTACTACTTCTGGAATTTTTATTCCTTCAGAAAACTATGACATTATATTCAATGTCAGCAGTCCGGTAACCACAGTAAGCTATAGTGGAGTGAGACTGGAAAAAACTGCAGGCGGCTGGATAGTTGCAGGTTATGATGATATTCATCCCTACTTCAATTACCATCAAGTGCAGGCCAGCAGCAAAGATCCTATAATTTCTGTAGGTGGTGTTAGTGAATCATTTACAGACTGGATTGAAGACAAAAACTACAACAATGGCACACTAGTAAGATATCAAAGTAATTTTTATCGCGCCTTGAAAACTCATCGTAGCGGAGGAGATTTCGATCGTGGCCAATGGCAGAAACTAGGCGATGTACCTAAAGTAGGCGCAATAGAAGCTCAACGTAGACGTGTGTTTAATACATTATCGGTGAGACAGATCAGTTACGGAACGATGCTGACCTCTATACAAGAAGTGGTGGATCTGTTATTAGGTTATGAAAGCTATTTGAAAACACAAGGAATCATCTTTGATAATTATGACCCTCAAAACGCTACAAGTCAAGATTGGCTCAGTGCTGCTAAAGAATTCATGTTCTGGACCAAACACAATTGGGAACCAGGTGCTATCATTGCCCTAAGCCCTTCTGCACAAAAATTAGAGATTTCAGTACCAGTAGGAACACCGGACAATTTATTAGACGGATTCTATGACTACCAGATCCTCAAAGGTGACGGAACACCATTAGCTCCAAGATTTTTAAATGTTAATAGAAGCTTTCAGAATCTCAAGATAGAAACTACAAATACCACTGACGGTATCTACTATGCAAGGCTGCATTATGTAATAAAAGAACATGTCACTGTATTTGATGATCGTACAGTATTCAACGATATTATCTATGACAAGCCTACAGGATATCGTCAAGGTCGTATTAAAATGCAGGCCTTCCGCACAGTGGATTGGGACGGAGACTATACTAGTCCGGGTTTCTTATTTGACAATGTTGATATACAGACTTGGCAACCGTTTAAAGATTACAAACTGGGGGATATTGTAGCTTACAAATCTTATGATTGGACCAGCCTTGTAAGTCAATTAGGCACAGAAGAATTCAATGATGCTAACTGGACCAAACTAGATTCGAAACCAGTTAAACAGTTGGTGTCAAACTTTGATTACAAAATAAAACAATTCAGCGATTATTTTGAAACTTCGTCTCAAGGACTAGATCAAAGTCAAAGAGAATTAGCTAGACATGCCATAGGTTATCAACAGAGAGACTATCTACAAAATCTTGCAGAAGATTCTGTGAGCCAATACCAACTGTATCAAGGATTTATCAGAGAAAAAGGTACCGCAAACAGCGTGACTAAAATCTTTAACAAGCTCAGCAGATCGGGATCTGACAGTATTGTACTCAATGAGGAATGGGCCTTTAGACTAGGGCAGGTTGGTGGAGTTGATCAATTTTCAGAAATTGAAATACAACTAGAAAAGAATAAATTTAAATTAGATCCACAGCCGCATTTGGTAACCAGCAGCGACACGCCGAACGCTTTAGATCAATATTATAGATTCACAGCTAATAATTTTACAATTTCGTTAATTCCCTACACTGTAGATATTTTACCTACTACTGTAGATCTAGAACCGGAATTAACTGCCGGCTACGTTAGTGCAGGCCAGTATCAACATGTAATTGGCACAATGGATCAATTAACTACGCTGGACATAGCTACTGTTAAAGAAAATGATCATATCTGGGTAACATTCGATCAGGACTCGTGGCAGATACTGCGAGTCAACGAGTCACCATTGTTATATGTTATAGAAGCGGTACGTATAGATGATACTGTAGTTACTCTGACGCTAAACAGACCACACTCAGTAGCAGTTGATGATTATGTGGGATTCCGTGAGATCGTTAATCTTAGCGGATTCTTCAAAGTTAGTGCGGTAACTAATACCACCATTACAGTTGTGGTTAGTACAGATGCTCTAGATCCTGAGTTGGATTCCAGCACCACAGTTAATATTCAATTGTTAACCACAGCAAGATTCGCTGACTACACAGCTGTCGATCAACATCCAGCAGCACTGTTGAAAAACGAATCATTGGTGTTTGTAGACAATAACGGCGATAATCAGTGGGAAGTGGTACAGAAAAATAAATTATATACTGCGAAATCTATAGTAGATTTTGGCACTTCAGCGCCATTGCTCACCGGCGCTAAGGTTGTTTACGACAATATCAATAAACATGTGATCAGCAGCATGCCTGGTTCTGGATTTGTAAATGTGTATGTAGAAACAGACGCAGGTCTGTCGTTAAAACAGATTATAGCACCTCCTATTGGATTCTACGACATTGCTCTAGGATCGTTTGGTGAAAAAATGGCAGTGAGCCCAGACGGCAAATATCTAGTGATTGGTGCGCCTACAGCCAGCGGCGTAGTGAACAGATATATGGGAGAGTGGCAAACTGAAGTAGCCTATGAACAAGATGATGTTGTGTTATACGGCGGCAGACTTTATAGAGCACTAAATGCCAACGGCAATTTTCTAGGAGAAGGCGATGGTAGTACCCAAGTAGCTATAAATTCAGATGATTGGGTCCAACACACCACAGTTATTCCTGCTGAAACATCAGCACGTAATCCTGGTTACTATCAACAAGGCATGGTTGCAGTATACGAATTTGTCAGCGGAAGATATATCAATACCGAAGCCTTTGTAAGCCCTAGACCAACAGACAATGAAAAATTTGGATCAGAAATTACTATCGGAGTCAACGGAACCGAATATTATCTAGCAGTATCCGCCATAGGTTCTTACAACAATACAGGTAGAGTATATCTCATCAAGTACACCGGAACTGAGTGGACACACATGGAAAATCCTTTATACAAGGGTGTCTATAATCTGTTTGATTCGTATATGCAAGGTGACATAGTATGGCAAGCTTCTCAAGATCCTGTAGGAGAAGCTGTTCGTGGCAACCTATGGCAGAGCCTAGATGGGTCAACATCAGACGGCAGTACTATCACTCTAGATTCTCAGAACTGGCTAAAGGTCAGTAATATTTCTACACACTGTTCATTACCTACAAATATTTCTGTAGAAGATGACGGGTCTACCTTAGAATTTACAACTACAGGATTATTAACAGATACACAAAAAGCAGAATTAGTCAAGCAAGGAGATCAATTTGGTTTTTCCATGACCATGAGCAGTGATGGCAGTATATTGGTCATAGGCGCACCTGACAGTGACGGTGCCTACTTTGCTAATTATAGAGGTCTATGGCGTGCCGATGTAGAATATGTTGAAGGCGAAACAGTTAGATATCGAGGATCACCTAGTGAGTCATATCAGTACTATCAGTTAGGGGATGCATTTTTAGGTCCAGATAGTACATATCGTAGTTATAACGAAGATCCGTCCGGCAGTGCAAGTTGGCAACAGGTCGGAGATAGCACAACAACTACCAGTGGTAAAATTTTTGTTTACAAGAAAACTCAGTATGATTCCTATGAACTCACTCAGATGATCAATGCTGGCTCGCTGGCTTCGTTTACTGATATTGATTCTGGATTAGTTATTAGCACAGGAGATCAATTTGGATTTAGTATGGACATGGATTCCAATGGAACTACCTTGGCGGTTTCTTGCCCTAAATCAGATGTAAACTATCAAGATCAAGGCGCTGTGTATGTATTAGAACTAGACCAGCCAGTTACTGAATTCCGTGTGAAACAGCGTTTACAGAGCTATGAAATCTATGCCAACGAATATTTTGGATTTGCTGTGTCGGTGAGTCCTGATAGTACAAAAATTGCCGTAGGCGCTAGAAATACCAAAACACCGTCTCCTGTCAACTTTGATCTATTAGAAGGTACCACCTTTGATAGTAGTAGAACAAGATTTTATGTAGACCAAGGATTTACTGGCGGAGTCTATGTGTTTGATAAAAAAGATCAAATATTTTTCCTCACTGAAAAACTTGACAGCGATTTACAAGCAGACGAATCGTTTGGTCACAGCATAGATTGTGTAGGCACAAAGTTACTGGTGGGGTCTCCTTACTATAAAAATTTAGTGACTAACACCTATCAAGGAATTGCTCGTTTGTTTACATCCAATACCCCCGGCGCAAGTTGGACCATGTTGACTAACCAACAGCCGTTGGTTGATCTAAGAAAGATCAAGAAAATCGAACTCTATGACAATGTTAAAAATGTAAAAATACAAGATGTAGATTATATAGACGCTGCAAAAGGAAAAATACTTAACATTGCTGAACAGGAATTAAAATATAAAACTCCATATGATCCAGCGGTCTATACTATAGGCACAACTGAAGTAGTAGTAGATACTACTATTAACTGGCTGGAAAAAAATGTAGGCAAGCTATGGTGGAATACCGGCACGGCTAAGTTCCAATACGCAGAACAAAAAGATTCTGCCTATAGAATAGGAAATTGGAATCAGCCAGTTCAAGGTGCCAGCATTGATGTTTATGAATGGGTAGAAACAGTATTATTACCTAGTGAATGGGCAGCACTAGCAGACACCAACGCAGGTCTGGCTCAAGGAATCAGCGGACAACCTTTGTATCCCAATGATGATGTTTACAGTGTGAAATTTTTCTTTAGTTCAACCACTGGTCAAGTTTCAGAAACATTATACTATTACTGGGTTAGAAGCAAGGCGGTAACGCCATCTAACATGGCGGATCGTAAACGATCAGCAGCCGAAGTCGCGAACTTAATTTCTAATCCCGCAGGTACTGGTATTGCATTTATAGCATTTTTGCAATCAGACAAGTTCTTAAGTTATAATTTTAAATCAATTATGCAGTCTGACACCGCACTGATAAATTTACAAATTAGAAAAAATCTAGAATCACAGATTCCTGTACACAATGAATATCAATTGCTCACTGAGGGTGTGGCCGACAGTTTGCCTTCTACTAAACTAGAAAACAAATGGATCGATAGTCTTGTGGGGTCAGATATTGCCGGAAACAGAATTCCAGATATAACATTACCAGCTAAACAAAAATACGGAATTGAATATCGACCCCGTCAGACCATGTTTGTTGATAGAATCTTAGCACTTAAGATTGTTATAGAATACATCAATAACATTTTACAAAAAGAAACATTTGCAGAAACTATAGATTTTACCAATCTCAACAGTGTAGATACTGTGCCAAGTTCTGCGTTGAATCTTTATGATGTAGTAGTAGACACTGACATTGATCTTCAGACGGTAGGAACAATCAATACACGTCGTGCTGTTTTACGAGGCAACTTAATCAATGGCGAATTAGATACCATAGACATTGTGGATCCGGGATATGGTTACAAACCTAAAGAATTATTTGATCAAGAACAGAGTGGAATTTATATTGGACCACCGATTACTATATCTGGAGATGGAGTCAATGCCGAAGCACGATGCCATATAGATGGCCAGGGTCGTGTGATTGCTGTGGTGGTAACTAATCGTGGTAAAAAATACAGTAGCATAACTGTTCAGGTAAGATATTTTTCTGTGTTGGTTAACAGTGATGCCACTCTAAATAATTTCTGGAGCATATATTCTTGGGACGATGCTCGTAAAGTATATTTCCGTAGTAGATCACAATCTTTTGATACAACCAAATATTGGAGTAAAATAGATTGGATCCGTGCAGGATATAACAGCAATCTCCGAATAATTAAAGAATTGAACAGCATCTACGAAGTAATTGATGCTCAAATTGATATTGGTGATATTATAAAAGTCAAGGAATACGCTGCCGGTGGATGGGCAGTATTTGAAAAAATTTCAGATACTGCTGAGTTGTTCCTAGACAGATATCTGTTAGTCAGCAGACAAAATGGCACTATTCAATTAAAACCATCATTATATGATACAGGCATAACTGGAGTTGGATTTGACAACACACAGGCATTTGATACCACAACATATGACATTGAAAATTCTAGAGAATTGAGAAATATTTTCACAGCGATCAAACAACAAGTGTTTGTTGGCGACTATGCAGTAGAATGGAATAAATTATTTTTTGCTTCGATACGACATGTTTTCAGTGAACAACAATATGTAGATTGGGTATTTAAAACCAGTTTTCTAAATGCCATACATAATATTGGGGCGTTTGAACAGAAGGTTAATTATAAAAATGATAATTTGCAGAGTTATCAAGAATACATCAACGAAGTTAAACCATTTAGAACCACAGTTAGAGAATATGTAAGTCGTTATGATACGCCAGAAACATATTCGTCGGCAATAGCTGATTTTGATTTACCACCAGCATATTCAATCTTCGATGGCCGCGCAAATCCTGTTAATGCTTTATCCACAGAAATATCGCAGTATCCATGGAAGTGGTGGGCTGATAATAATGCCTACACGGTGACTGCTATACAAGTGTATCAACAGGGTTCAGGCTATACCACTCCACCTAAGGTGTTGATTAGCGGAACCGGTACCGGAGCTACGGCCAACGCATTTATTTCTAACGGCAAAGTTTCAAGTATACAGATACTAACTGCAGGCTCTGGGTATACCACGGCACCGACGATTACGTTAGTGGGTGGAAACTCGCCTAATGCTATCCAGGCCAAAGCTGTGGCAATTATAGGTGATGCTCAGGTTCGAACATTTGATGTCTCGGTGAAATTTGATAGGATTTCTACCGGCGGAATTTACAATGCATTTTCACAGTCGCAACTATTCACAGCCACGGGCAGCAGTGCTGTGTTCTTGTTGAATTATCCACCGACCAACGACAGAACTAAAATTAGAGTAACACAAAAATCATTTGCAACTAAAAAAACACAAGTGGTACTAGCCAGCGAATACACAATCAATCTATATTACCAAGCCACTGATAGTTATTCTTTATTACGTGGAAAACTGGTGTTTAACACAGCGCCGCCTAAAGATGATGAAATCACAGTGACCTATGATAAAAACATTTTGTTATTAGATGCTGTGAATAGAATCAATCAATCCTACACACCCAAAGCGGGTATGATAGGAAAAGAACTAAATCAGTTAATGACAGGTATTGACTTTGGCGGAGTCAGAATCCAAGGTACTACGTTTGATGTCACTGGCGGTTGGGATGCACTACCTTGGTTTACAGACAATTGGGATTCTGTAGAGTCCAGTTCGGATTACTATCATGTTGCTGACGGTAGTACTGCCACAGTAACATTACCGTATATTCCAGCTGCTGGTCAACAAATCAACATCTATATTAAACGAAAGAATACCAACATCACAGTACGAGTCGATGACGAAAATTATTTACAGGCACAGGATTCTAGCACAGGAACAAATCCAACAGCAGAAATGCCAACATTTGTCGGCGACGGCGTAAATGCGGTAGTGGCCATCGGTGAATATCTAAGCACTGTAGATGGTGATATTCTTATATTCCGTCCTATAGAAAGTGACGGCAGTGTTTCTATCACCGATGATAATATTTTAGATACTAACCTAAGCGGTGGATCGCTGTCGTCAATCAGCGGCGCCTATGCTACAGCTACCGGTACCACTGCAGAAGAAATAGCTATCACTGGTGGTAAATTTATAGATCCTAATGTGGTGCCAGCACCTGAAGAAAATGTTCCTGGTCAGGTAATAGAAAGTGTTTCGATCAAAGTATACAATAACGCAAGTTCTGGTGCAGCAACATTGCAATCTAATGTAAAAACAGCCAACGGTACAGATACCGCGTTTGCTATAGGTCAAACAGTATTAGAAAGTAAATCAGTGTTTGTGTATGTGTCTAACACTCCGCGAATCATAGACACACACTATACTATTGATCTTGAAACAAATACTGTAAACTTTGTGTCGGCTCCGTCAGCAGACGAATTTGTAGAAATACTCAGTATAGGAATCGGCGGTGTCGGCATTTTAGATTATCAAAGTTATACCGCAGATGGCACCACTGGATTGTTTTTGACCAATGCTAATTATGATAATACTAGTAGTGTATTTGTTAGTGTAAACGGCACACAAGTCGATGTGGGATTCGGTAACAGCACAGATGTAGTTGATGCTGTAGGAAAAACTTTGGTAAATTTTGGAATCACACCACAAGTAGGTGATATAGTTAAAATCGTGTGCTTAGAATCGACAGCCGATATTGACAGTTCGGGCTTATCTTTGGTACAGGTTAACACTCAGACATTCTTCTTTGAAGGAAGTACAAGAAGTTTTGAGATTACCGGCTTCGGTGAATTAAACAGAGGCTCGGCTCTAGGCGCAATGATAGTCGAAGCTAACGGTCGATTATTGAAAGGCCCTGATACGGTATATGCTGTCTATGACGGAACTAATAACGTATTTCAGCTAGGTGCCGATCCGCTTGAACCTGGCGGCAGTATATTGCCAGCAAATTTAAAAGTTTTAATAAACAATATTCCTAGAACATTTATTGTAGATTACACTCTATCTGGTCCTGCCAAGGTGCTGACTGTTAACGCGACCAAGTTAACTATCGGTGATACTATTAAAATTGAAAATGATCTAAGGGCAGAATATTCTATACAAGATAATATTATCACAGTAGATTCAGCATTTGATTTTGGATTTCCAGGAGATTCTACAATATCTGATTCGACATATCCTGCAGTTAATGTTACCTGGTTTAGTGAATATCCATCTATGGATATTATTCAAGATGAAAGTAGTGGAGGTCAAGTACAGTATAAATTATCAAGACCTCCACTATCAGTGAGCTATGTGTGGGTATATAAGAACGGACTTCGGTTAAGACAAGATAAAGACTATTATGTGAGTTTGCCTAGAGCAGTGGTATACATCACAGCAGCTTCAACACCTGCAGATACTATAAAAATTGTAAACTTTTCTAATGACACCTTCAAATTGCCATCGGCTTATGAAATTCATAAAGATATGTTGAATGTGTTCCATTACAATAGATTTTCAAAAGACGAGTGCAAGTTATCTAAGGTACTAAACTACTACGATACTGTTATAGAAGTTACTGATGCTACTGGACTATCCCAACCAATCGCCAGCAGAAATGTACCAGGTGTTGTATTCATACAAGGCGAACGTATTGAATACATGTCGAAGTCAGGCAATACATTGAGTCAACTACGTAGAGGAGCTCAAGGAACAGCTATAGCAACCATACATGCTCAGGGTACGGCAGTGGTCGATGTGGGATACAGTGAAGTGATACCTTATAATGAAGTTCAACAAAGAACTGATTTTACTAGTGACGGCAGCACATTATTAATTGGACCCCTAGATTTTGTGCCTCAGAAGGGTGCTAGAAGTGGTACCTGGTACAGAAATACCATACCAGCAACATATGGTCCGTGTGATCAAATAGAAGTTTTTGCTGCTGGCCGTAGGTTGAAAAAAGATCCTCAATCTGTTTACGTAGAAGCTAATGGTGCAGCCAGCCCATCAGCAGACGAAACACAAGAAGCAGAATTTAGTGTAGACGGTGCAACAGCAGAGATACGAATTACCGCAGCATTGCCAGCAGGCACCCGCATAACAGTGCTACGAAGACAGGGTAAAACTTGGTATGCTAGAGGTGAAACCACAGCTACAGACGGCACAAGTCTAGTACACACAGACACCGCAATAGCTAGATTCATTGTGGAAAAGACCACAGCTATACCTGAATAAATACATGATGGAACAAAAAGAGATCAAAATGCCAAACAATCAAGATCAACCAGCAGTTAGTCCTCAATCTCGCCCTAATGAAACAGGCGGGTTTCATTTTGAAGGACATATAAAAATCCATGATCCTAACACCAAAGAAGTTTTTGTGGACAAACGCAATGCTATTCATTACGAAAATATGAGTGTGGCCATGGTCGACAGTCTAAGCAACCAAGGGTACGGAACTGTATACCAAATGATTTTTGGTACTGGAGGCACCACAGTTGACCCTACAGGACTCATCACATATCTTACTCCAAACACAGTTGGAGTTAATTCTAGTTTATACAATCAAACCTATCAAAAAGTAGTAGATCAAAAAGCTATTGAAAATCAAGATCCAATTAGAAACAAGATGGAAATTAGACATATCAGTGGTGCTACTTACAGCGATATTTTGATCAGTTGTTTGCTAGATTACGGCGAACCGTTAGATCAAGAAGCGTTTGACAACAGCGTAGATATGAATGGCGAATTTGTGTTTGATGAATTAGGATTAAAAAGTCTTGGGCCAAACACATCGGACGGAAAACTATTGACACATGTTATATTTCACCCGGTACAAAAAAGTTTGAATAGATTACTGCAGATAGACTATACTATACGTGTGCAGAGCTTGACTGGCTTTGCTGAGGTATAATCATGCCATACATAGTTAATTTTACAGATAAAGAAAACAAAAGTCCTATCACGGTATTTGATAATACTTCTAGTACAGACACTAGTCTCAAATTTCCAGGTCGTAATGTTACCGGCTACGGACAGATCATAGCGGAAAACTTTTTGTCGCTGCTGGAAAATTTTGCGTCTACAAATCAACCAGTGAACCCAGTAGAAGGTCAGTTATGGTATGACAGCACCGGCGGCACGCAAACTTTAAAAATCTGGGATAACACAGCCTGGAAAGCCGCGTCTGGCATACAGAAAGGCGTTAGTCAGCCTGCGGTTGAGAATAGTAAAGTTGGAGAACTTTGGGTAGATACTACAAATCAGCAGCTACGCATATTCACTGGCACACGATGGATTCTAGTTGGTCCTACTGAAAGCTCGGTAGGTGGATTAAGATATGGACCGATTATAGAAAAAATAGCTGACTCGGATAACGTAGATAGATTTATATTGGTATTTTACATTGCTGATATTCCTGTAATTGTTATAAGCAAAGACAGTTTTACTCCTAAAACTTTAATAACTGGATTCGACACAGTAAAATCGGGAATCAACATCAGTGCTCCTGAGACTTCAACCGAAATAGCTAATTTTGTAGGCGGATTTTTACCCCTACTCAACGGTACAGCTAAAAATGCACAAGCACTATTGGTAGGCGGAGTAGAAAAAGCGGCAGGAACATTTCTTAGATCGGATACTATTAACACTACCGACTTTGAAATAAAAATAAAAAACAACAACGGCCTTTCTATCGGAGTTGACGAAACATTTAAACTGTTATCAACAGAATCATCCAACAGCATATACAACTCTGCAGCAGGTAGTTCTCTTGATTTACAGACTAACAGAAATGGAATTCCTGCAACAATAATTAGACTGGTAGATAATCTTGTAGGAATAAATCAAGAAAACCCAACGGAATCTTTGGATGTTATTGGTAATGTTAAACTCACAGGAACACTAATATCTACCAATACTACCGCTAGTACTAATTTGAATAACGGTAGTATACGAACCTTAGGTGGCGCAGCAATTACTAAAAATCTAATCGTAGGGGACGGTATAGATGTTACTGGAATTTTACAAACCAATAACATACAACCAAAAATAACAGATTCCTATGATTTAGGTACAAGTCTAAGAAGATTCAATAATATCCGTGCTAAAACAGTGATAGCAGATACTATACAGGGTGTATTAGAAGGAAACATCAGCGGCAATGCTAGCACTGCTACTGCTCTAAGTACAGTAACTAGTTTTCAACTAGCGGGCGATGTGGTATCCCCGGCTGTGCAGTTCGACGGCCAAGTAGGAGCTGCCACGAAAATCTTCAACGCTACCCTTACAGCAAACATTATAGCAGGTAAAGAGGAACCATCTCCTAATCAAAGTAAACGTGGAGATTACGTATTAACATATAGACCTAGTGAAAGTACTTTGTCTAGTTCGGGATTACTGAAACAGACCAGAGAAGTGTTCATGGCAGATTTGGCTGTGCCTATTGGTGCGATATTGCCTTATGCTGGTCCAATCGCTCCTTACGGGTATCTGTTGTGTGACGGTAGTGAAGTTGAACGATCAAAATTCACAGATTTGTTTGATATTATTGGAGTTACATATAATGGATCTGCAGCATTAATAGGTGCAGGAACATTTAGATTGCCCGACCTCAGAGGTAGATTTGCTCTAGGTAAAGACAATATGGATAATGCAGGAACTGTGCCAACTCCGGCAGGTCCGTATGTAGATGCAGGCGGCGGCACCGCAGGTCGTGTTCCGGACGTGCAGGCCACGATCCTAGGAGGTGCAGCTGGTCTTAGCTCAGTAGCATTAACCTTGGCCAACTTACCAGAACACAGCCATACTTTGGCAACAGCTACACAGGATTACGCTGCGGTAGTAGTGAGTACAACTCTTGATCCACTAGCCACTTCCGGACTAGGACCTACAGCTCCGGGGCAAGCGCAATATCTCAAAGACACCGGACCTGTCAAAAAGCTAGGAGGTGTTACTCTTGGAACTGCTGTGGGATTGATGAATCCGTTTCTATCAATGAACTTTATAATCAGATCCGGTCCTCCGGCATTCTAACAGGTAAAATAACATGGCATATCAGATTAATAAAACAGACGGAACTATAGTAGCTACTGTTGCGGATGGGCAAATTGATAATCGATCAACAGACATTACGTTAATTGGTAAAAATTACAGTGGGTTTGGGGAAATATTCAATGAAAATCTAGTTAAACTACTAGAAAACTTTGCTGAGACAACACAGCCAGATCATCCTCTAAGAGGACAAATATGGTTTGACTCCGGCGAATCGAAATTGAAAGTATATAACGGTGTTAGCTTTGTGCCAGTGAGTTCTGCAACAATAGCTAGTGCTCAACCGGCAACGCTGGCCACAGGCGATCTATGGTACGACGATGTAGGTGAACAATTATTTTTCTTTGACGGTACATCGGCAATATTGTTGGCTCCATCATACAGCAGTGCTCAAAGTCTTAGTGGACTAAGAGTTGATACTATTCTTGACACACTTAATCAAACTAGAGTTATTACAAGTTTGTACAACAATGGTATTTTGTTAGGTATATTTGCCAAAGACAGTTTCACCCCAAAACTACCCATTATCGGATACGCAGGCGGTATTGCACCTGGATTCAATGTAGGAACATTGGCTAATTTTAAAATACGTGCAACCTGTATCAACAGTGACAGTCTCGGCGGCGCACCTGCTACTACGTATGTTCGTACAGATACAACTAATGCAATTAATGGACAACTGCAAATCACTGATGACGATGGACTACTCTTTGGTTCAGCTATCAACGGTTCATTGTTTATTACCAATGGTGATATAACTTTAGCTAATTCCTCAAGTAATAAAAATATCACCTTGAGCGTTAACAGAGCAGACACCCAAGAAAACGCAATAGTAATAAATTCCAATGCAAGGACTATTGGACTGTATCCTACGATAGCATCTAGCACTGTTAATCTCGGTGGAGACCTGGTAGTAAACGGAAACCTTACAGTAGAAGGAACTACAACTACACTAAACACTAATATTTTTACAGTAGAAGATAAAAACATTGTTATTGCTAATGTAACTAGTCCTACCAACGGAACAGCAGACGGCGCAGGTATCATCATAAAGGGCGATACTGATAAAACTATTGCTTTTAATAATAGCAGCAATTGGTTAGATATTTCCGAAACATTGAATCTAGCAGCAGGGAAAGGTGTTTATATCGGTGGAACAAAAGTTATTGACGGAAACAGTTTAGGCTCTGCAATTACTAGCATTCCTGGCGTTACGGCCTTCGGAACACAAAACGTGGTTAACATTGGTCCTGGGATTCCCCCGGTCACACAAATGCGATTGGAGAACCACAGAATCTCCACAGTGTCGTCTAATTTTGATATTGAATTAGAACCAGATGGATCAGGAAATGTGGTGTTGATTGGGTCTCCAAAAATCATCGGCCTGGCTGATCCTACATCTGCCCAAGATGCTGCTACTAAAGAATATACAGATAATAGAATAGAATCAAGACCATTAATTTTCAGTATTGATTTATCCGATGGTAAATCAAATACGTATATAGTTGCCAACATATTAAATAATCTTGCTCCGGTGAGTGAATATCGTACAGGCACATATGCAAGAATATTATGCAGTTTGATCAGTAATAATGCACAGAGTTTAGAAATAAATTCACTTCCCCCTGCATTGTCGACAGCAGCATTCTTGACCAATTTAAGCGGAAGTTCAAGTCTTGCAATTACTAATATCAGTTTTCCAACAGCCACTATCTCAGCAGCTAGTGTATCTGTGACAAGAATTATTAAATTATTTCAAATAGTAGGTGGAGTGTGGGCATGGCAAACAGACACAGTACTTCCACCATAATGAATTAGGAGCGGCTAAATGGCCTATGTAATTAACAAGTTTAATGGGGTTCAACTAGTGGTGCTTGATGACGGCACTATAGACACCTCCACCAGTCTAGGTCTATTGGGCAGAAACTATATAGGCTATGGCGAAACACAGAATGAAAATTTTGTATTTCTTTTAGAAAATTTTGCTAACACGGCTCCTCCTTCGAGACCGCTGGTAGGGCAGATATGGTTCAATACCACAGACGATACAGCCTATGCCTACGATGGATCAAACTGGAATCCTATTGGGTCTGCTACATCAAGTTCAACAGCACCACTTAATACCAATTCTGGTGCGCTGTGGTTAAAAACTCCGGTCAATCAATTATATGTATACACTGGCACAGAATGGAGATTCATCGGACCCGAGGCAGTGGAAGGATTTGGGTCTACTAGAGCCAGAGCTGGTTCTTTAGATGATACATTAGGTAATCCTCAGCCTGTGATTTTTCTAGAAACCAACGGTACAGTATTTGCTATCTGTACCGCCGCTGCGTTTGTTATAAATCCCAGCAATTCGGTTACTGGATTTAACAATGCCTTACAGGTAGGAATTAATTTATCTGCCACAGCTAAGATCAATGGTAGTATTACAGGAAATGCTGCTACAGCAGATCAATTATCTACCGCAAGATTGATTAATGGTGTACCATTTAATGCCTTATCTAATATTACAGTGACGGCTAATACTACTAATTTATTGAAAAAAGGTACGTATATTGTAGGTGCTGATTTCAATGGCAGTGTAGAAAGTACATGGAGTGTTGACGCAACCTCTTCTAACATTATGGGCAAGGTAGTGGCAAGAAATTCCGAAGGTGGATTTTCAGCAGGTACTGTCACCGCTACCTTTATAGGTGACCTTACAGGCAATGTTACAGCTTCGACAGGAGTCAGCACATTTAATACTGTACAAGCCAATCAATTTATCGGAGCCACGCTATCGGGTAACGCAGGCTCGGCTACAAGATTGGCCACTGCACGAACCATAAACGGTGTAAATTTTGATGGCAGTAATAATATTATTGTTCCTGCCAGCGCAGAAACATTAACAGGAAATGCTATTAATAATTCTGTGACATTGAGTGGATTGACACAGGTAGGAACACTAAGTTCTTTAAATGTCAGCGACAGTGGGATATCGTTGGGCAGTGGTACACAACTGAGAGTGTTTGTAGACTCTAGTGTTCCTACAATTAGATCAACCACGGGTCGATTAAATTTTGACATGGGCGGCAGCGGGCCAGATGTTAATTTTGTAGATTCAACAACTTCTTTAAGTCTCGGCGGTCCGAATGCTCCAGCTATTATAGGCGATAATACAACCAATCTTGGTATCACAGGTTATAAATTCAACGGCATCTATGCCAACGACTTTTTTGGTAACGCTACCACTGCTACCCTAGCAACCACAGCTACGAATCTTCCAGGCGGTGGGCCTGGCGCTATTCCTTATCAAACAGCAGCAAATACAACGGCTATGTTAGGATTAGGAACAGCAGGTACTGTGCTTACAGCTCAGGCCAGCGGCATAGCATGGCAACCGATTGGTCAAGAAGCATTGACCAAAGGTAGTTTTTTAAATATGATAAACACCACCACCAGCGGTAGTTTAAGTTTATTTGATGGTAATATTCCTGCGACAATTTCAGTAGATGCAACTTCGGCGAACACTTCCAGTAAAGTTGTAGCACGTGATGCCAGCGGTAATTTTGCAGCAGGAACAATCACAGCTAATCTCGTAGGAGCAGTCACAGGCAATGCTTCCACCGCAACACAATTACAAACCGCAAGATTGATCAATGGTGTGTCATTTAATGGCACACAAGATATAACAATAACAGCCACAGACAATACCAAAGTAGCATTAGCAGGTAGTACTATGACCGGTTATCTAACATTGGTTGGCGCCCCGGTAAATGCAAATCATGCCACCACTAAAACTTATGTAGACAGTAGATTACCTCAGTATACTATCGTTAGTGGAGCACAATACAGTACATCAGGATTTACCAATCAAGTTGGATCATTTAACGATGGCGCAAACTTCTTTGATGTATTCCCCCCAGCAGGAAAAAGCATGGGAAATATTATAGCATTTATACCGTCGATCCATGTAGTTCATTATGCAGGTGGAGTCGACGGCAATGATTCGATTAGATGTACTTATTCTTATCTTGGCGATAGAATCAGAGTCTACGTTCAGAACACTGAACAACGAAGCACACCAGCAGCAAACTATTTGGCCATTTGGAGTTAATCATGCATTATGTTTGTATAGAAAATAATCTAGTAGTTAGTGTATTAAGTTATCAACCCAATGTGCCGAGTTCTGTTGAGGTGGTAGAAATCACAGATGCACAAGCCGCTCAAATAGCAGCTCAAACACATTATTTTGACATTACCAGCAAATCTGTTACTGCGGTAGCGGCCGGAATTACTGCACAACGAGCTGCAGATATCGCCAATGGTCAAGAACGCGAATTTTTAAACAGCACAGATTGGAAGGTTCTACGGCACATCAGACAGAAAGCATTGAATATTGCTACCAGTCTATCAGATGCAGAGTATATACAACTAGAGCAGCAGCGTGAAACTGCCGCAGCTCGTATAGTATGACAACAATAAATACAAGATATTAGGGGCTAACAGCATGGCATATGAAGTCAACAAATTTAACGGTGTATTTTTAACGTCAGTAGCTGACGGCACTATCGACACCACTACCGATCTACGGCTAGTAGGTAAAAATTACGCAGGATATGGCGAAGTACAGAATGAAAATTTTGTGCATTTATTAGAAAATTTTGCTAACACAACTGCGCCTCCTAAATCTGTTACAGGACAAGTATGGTTCGATACTGCTACTAAAAAACTCAAGTTCTATGATGGAACTAGATTTAAAGTAGCTGGTGGTGCTGAAGCCAGTGCATCAGCACCCAGCGGTCTAGTTGCTGGTGATTTTTGGTGGGACACAGGAGCCAAACAGTTATACACATATAACGGTACAGCATTCACTCTAATTGGTCCAATTGCCAGCCCGGATCTAGGCACCTCAACTATCAGCCCAGCGGTGGTCTATGGAACCATAAGTACCGCAGAAGGCCCACATACTATATTAAAAGTTATATCAGATGGTAAAACCATAGCAGTAGTCAGCAAGACTGCATTCACTCTTGACAATAGTAAAAATGCCATAGACGATTTCACGGTGATAAAGAAAGGTGTTACATTAGCTAGATCACAGACTGGAGTTTCTACTGATGATTTTACCTTTTGGGGTACTGCAAGTAACGCCGCTAAACTAGGTGGCTTCACAGCTGACCAATACATTAAAACAGGTGAAAGCTCATTTATCTCAGAAGTTAGTTTCAAAGATCCTGGCCTGCAAGTTGGCGATGGTAACGATCTAAGAATCCGTGTAGAAGGTGGCAACGATGTCATAGTTGAAAATCGCTTAGGCAATGACATTACATTTAGGATCACAGTCACAGAGACCACAGATGAAAGAGACATAGCTATTATAAGATCTACAGGGCTAGTTCCCGGCGTCGGCGGTGCTTATACCTTAGGATCTACAACATTAGCATGGAGTAATGTGTATGCTAACACATTCACCGGCTCTTTAGTAGGTGCAGTTACAGGCAATACTACCGGCAGTCACAAAGGCAATGTGTTAGCCAATGATAATGATATTATGATTAATGCTGTCACAAAACAGATAGGATTTGCAGGCGCCAACATTGTAGGAACATTAACTGGTTCAGTAACTGGATCGGCTGCTACCGCTAGTAACACTGATCAATTAACCGGATTAGCTCCAAGCGCCACCGCCACTACTGGAGTCTCTACAGTGGCCATACGTAATTCTAGCGGTAACATATTGGCCAATCAATTTGTAGGAACGGCAGACAAAGTAGACCGCATCTTTATTGATCGCACCGATGCTAGAGTTGATCCAGCATGGTCAGACGGCACAGCCAGTACTCAGTATAGAACTGCTAGACTCACAGCCACAGCCTACAGCATAGCTGCAAGAGATGTCAGCGGCAATATCACAGCTAATATTTTCAATGGCACAGCCACAGCTGCTCGATACGCTGATCTAGCAGAAAAATATCTTGCTGATCAAGAATACGAAGTTGGCACAGTGGTAATGATAGGCGGTGAAAAAGAAGTTACTGCTGCAGATGTCAACACCCGTGCTATCGGTGTGGTATCTGCCAACCCAGCTTACATGATGAACAGCGAATTAGAAGGCGGCACTTATATTGCCCTGAAAGGTCGTGTACCATGCAAGGTATACGGGTCGGTTAGAAAAGGCGATCGTTTGGTAGCTGGTCCTAGAGGTGCAGCGATTGCAGCACACGGCAATTATGCTAATGTGTTTGCAGTAGCACTGGAGTCAACTGGTTCAGATAATATTGCTGTAATAGAAGCATTGGTGTTATAATGACTTCGGGAACTAACGTCCTTGCTGCGCAATATGTAGCCATACAAAACAAAGCAGAATCGATGATAGGCACCGGTGCTGGCACACTGGGCTACGGACAAACTGTACAAAGTTCCGACGTGTTCACAGGTAACACAATTACCAAAGCACAATGGGATTTAATTAAATTTGATATTATTAATATTAAATTTCATCAGGATGGAACAATTCCTCCGGTAGTAAATGTCAATGTAGGCGATCCTATAGGGTTTGGTTCTAGTTCTCCAAATACCAATTATGATATCATATTAAATGATGCGATTGCAAAAAGATTCCTTATAGCAGGAAGTCAGTCTATTACCTCGGCTAAGGCCAGCCAAACTTATAGTTCACCGTGGGGCATACAGGCACAGGCAACACTGACAGTGACATTTGCTGATGCCAATCAAGGTAGATATTTTTTTAACAGTGGCGGCAAAATAAGATTTAATTCATCTTTGGTGGGTGCAGTATCTACAGGACAGATTAATGCCTGGGTCAATTTTTTAAATGCAGTCGGCACACAGGGATTTGGTGCTGATACTGATCCTGCAGTTAATTATTATACATTAACAAATTCTTATCAGACTTATTATCAGAATTTCCTGAGCAGTTCTTACTCTGCCAACAGTTATAAACTTGAAGCTAGATGCAATGTGGCAAACAATTCCACCGGAACAGCCACGCAGTTAGAACTGCGGGTGACACTGTTGGATAGTTATGTTGATCCGGATGTAGCATCCGGAGCTAGTAATCCGCCTGGCGATGTGATCAACGGAACATTAACTATATCTGTATCTGAACTCAAAGCATCTGGACAACTGCAACCTTCTGGCACTTTTTCTATAACAAGCCCGACGTACTCACTTTCTAGCATATCAGCTAGTTAAGGACTTAAATAATCTCATGCCAGCAGTTAACAGTAAAATTCTTAAAATAGACTATAACACAATTAGAGACAAACTAGTTGCGGTGTTAGGAAACGGTTCTGGAAATATAGGATGGGGACAGCAGGCAAAGATTCAATCGACTGCTGTCGGAGACGACAGTAAAGTTACCATCAATGAATGGGCTAATCTCAGATTTGATATTATCAATGCCTACAAACATATCTTTGGATCGAATCCAACCACAGCTGTGGTGTCTGAGGGCGGAACAATACGCTACTCCACAAGTTTTACACCAGACACCGGCACAGTGGATGTACCTCAACGCCAATATGATCAGTGGGCCGATGACATAACTATTGCTAGGTTTACAGTTGCAGCAGGCGAATCTGCTACCACAGGTGTGTTGTCAGGAAGTAGAACAGGTTCTTGGTTTTCTCAATGTCAATGTATTATACAGGTCTATTGGTCAAACGCCGACGCTGCTAGACATTGGTTTAACAGTGGCGGACAAATTAGGATCAGTGCATCAAGATCCGGCGGTTCAGCAGTTACTCAAAATACATCATGGACCTCCTTGTTGAGTTCAGCCGGTACACAGCAGTTTGGCGGTGCGAATCCTGGCACAGGCACATTTCCTACTGACGGATTGAATTGGTATAGAACCACTAGCTCATTTCAAACCTTCTATACCGCTACAGCGTCAAGTCCGTATGGGGCTAACAATTATCAATTACAGGCTAGATGTCTTGATCAACCCAGTAACAGTGCTGGCCTAGCAGCCCAATTAGAAATTCGAGTGTTATTCACGGATGGATATGTTGATCAAGGAATCGGCTCGGTATTTCCAGGACCTCAAACCGCCACACCGGCAGATTTCCCCCCTGGCGATGGCGTTGATGGTACATTGACTGTTAATGCTTCGTCAGTATACGCCACAGGTATTATGGTTCCCGCAAGCCAACTATTCACAGTGACTAACCCAATTATTGCTGTGGGTGCAGTAACCGGCAGTTAATTAATTTCCTCAGGTTCTGGTTGATCTATAAATAAACTACGCAGTTTATTAAGGGGAACCCATGGACCAACAGCTCAAGCAAGCTCTGGATTTTGCCAACTATCAACAGACTTTTTCCATTCAAAAGAAAGTTCTTAAAGAACGCATATCAGCCAAATTAACCTACGGGTTCAATGGGGGATTGTTTCGAATTGATAGAAATCTCTTAACTTTTGTAGATATGCTATGTGTCAAAGATAGAACATCCGGGGTGATTCTGTTAGATGCCAATGAAAATCCTGTGCTAGTAGATGATCTCGAAGAATTCCGTGATGAGATTTTTCGCAGGTATTTTGAAGCTACTAATGAATATTTTGAACAGCATCAAAAGATTAAAAAAAGTAGATCTGTGGAAAAACTAATATCGCAATGACACGTGGAATACTACTCTTCGCACACAATAATCGCACAGTTGATTATGCATTAATGGCTGTGATAGCCGGCGGCCTAGCTAAAAAAAATCTGCAGGTTCCGGTTTCTTTGATCACTGATTCATCTACTATTGCATGGATGCAGGAATCTAATATTTTTAATCAGGCAGAGGGAGTGTTCGAACACATCATCTCAGTTGATAGACCCACCACTGATAATCAGAGACGACTACATGACGGGCAAGCCGGTCAGATGATTCCGTTTATTAACACCAATAGAAGCACAGCATATGATCTTACTCCGTACGATAGAACATTGTTAATAGACAGTGATTTTTTTATCTTGTCAACCAGTCTTGGAGAATACTGGGATGTTGATGCAGATGTCATGCTAGGAAATGCTATTAACGATATCTATAATGATTCTCGTGTGGGATACCTAGACAAGCACGTGAGTGATACAGGCGTTAAAATGTACTGGGCTACTACCGTGATGTTTTCTAAGAATGCAAATGCTAAATTATTTTTTGACACAGTGCATTACGTCAAAGAAAATTACTCTCAATTTGCCGATGTGTTTAGATTTGACGCTCGACAATTTAGAAATGACATTGCCTTCAGCGTGGCCAAGCATATATTAGATGGGTATCAACAGAATGACGCATTATCCTTACCTCCTGTATTATCGGCCTTAGATAAAGATATTCTACATAGTGTTAATGGTAACACGCTGACGTTTCTTGTAGATCATAAATTAACCAACTCGTATTGTGCCACGGCTATATCTAACATAGACATACACATCATGAATAAACAAAGTGTGATTAGAAACAAACAAGCATTATTGGAGTTGATATGAACTTTGGATATCTGCTAGTTGTTGCAGAGCATGATTCTATTGATTATCTACAGCTGGCCTACGGCCTAGCACTTAGTATAAAAAACACACAACGAGAAGGCTACGATCGAGTAGCGATTGTGATAGATGATAAAACAAAAATAGAAAAACTTACTAGTTCGTGGGTGTTTGATCATGTGATAGAATGGAGCCAAGAAACATTTTGGGACGGCCGATCATGGATGGATCAACTCACTCCGTTTGATCACACAGTGTGCCTAGATGCTGATATGCTATTTTTACAAGACCACAGTCATTGGATTGACTATTTTATCGATAACAGCGAATTATATGTGGCCAATCAAGTGTTTACTTATAGGGGTGACACGGTTAGTGACCGTAGTTATAGAAAAGCCTTTGACAAAAATAATCTTTCAGATTTATACTCTATGTGGACATTTTTTAACAAAGACTCTCAAATAGCCAAAGAATTTTTTGACCTAGGTAGGAGCATAATTAAGAATCCTATAGAATTTTCAAACATGTTTTTGAATAATCACAAGCCAAAAGTCTTAGGCACTGATGAAGCGTTTGCATTGTCTGCAGATATATTAGGCATCTCAGACGATATCTCTTATGAATTAGAATTTCCTAGGATAGTACACATGAAACCCATGTTACAGAATTGGCCATGGCCTGCTGATACCTGGAGTGACCATGTGGGTTTTTATCTCAACAAAAAAGGTAATCTAAAAATTGGAAATTATCAACAGTACGATATAGTTCACTACGTAGAAAAAGATAAAATAAACACAGAAATGATAAACAATCTAGAGGAAATAGCATGGAAACCGTAGAAGATTTCGACAAGTGGTTAGCTGAATACAAACCAGCGCCTGTGAAATATATAGCGG